CCAGGGATTGGTCATAACCTCAATTCTTTGAGCAGGATTAGAAGCAATATTGGTTTTAAGCTGATTCAAAACCAAGAAAGTTGACTGTGTGTTTGCAATTGGAACTGTCAGCTTTGACATTCCTTTGGCTAAGATTCGAGCCTTTACGGCCATAGAGGATTGAGGATTAAAATCCCCCTCAACGTCTGATATGGCTGGTGTCAAGGCCAAAGAATCCCATATAAAGAGCATCTGCCCATCATTTGATCCTAAAAGCTCTTCAATTGTTTCAAGAACCATTTCAACAGAGGTAGCCTGAACGTACAGGCAATGGTCCAAGTCAACACCTAAATTTTCTAAATAACCAGGGTCAATAGCAGACTCAGAATCAAAATAAACCACGTCCATACCCATCTTTTGAGCATTCGTGGCAATTTGTGCGGCCATCCAAGACTTTCCGGCCCCTTCTAACCCTGCAATTTCAGTGATCTTTCCTACTGGAATCCCTGCTTTCTTGCCCCGACATACGATAGAATCCAAATAGCGAGAACCAGTGGGAATCCACTCTTTCACTGCTGTGGGATTGTCTTTTGTTAAGTCGTGGGCAACGTTCATTCCAACTTTTTTATTGATTAAGTTTCTCATCTCCGATAGGCTTAATCGACCTATCTTTGTTGCTTTCTTTGGCATTCTAAATCCTTTGTGTGTGAAATGGGGCACCTGTAACCCGTGCCCCCCTGCGGTGAAAAGCTACTCCAAGAGGGCAGCAGTATTGCGAAGCTTAACCTTTTTCTGCTTATACTTCACAGTACATCCGCCAGGGACTTTAGAGTTGCGGTATTCCATAATAATACCGTGAGCCAGAGACTCACCGTGCTTATGGTGAATACGGCCTCCTTTGGTTTTATAATCTGTTGCTGCAATGTGTTGTGGACGCATTGAAACATAGTTTGTAAACCAGTTCTTGAAGTCTTTTTCAATTTTTGAACCATCACTGAAACTAGGATGAACTTTAAACAAGATAGATAAAGCCTCTAGCAACTCGCCCTGAATCTTTTCATCATCAGACCAAGCTTTGCTTAACAAGCTTGCTGCCATAGTGACATTATCCTCACCGTGTTTGCAGGATCTTTTAAAAGACCCAACTGTAGTTCTCTTGGATTGTGAACAGCCCACGGTCCCATATTCATCAGGGGAGCCGTAAACACTAAGCCCACACCGTCTCAAGGATGAAGCAGTTGCAATGGCGGAGGGATCCTCTGCCAGCACCTTGTGTACAAAAACTTCATCCTTGGTTGCCGTTTTTCTACTTTCCCAGTTGATCTGAGCGAAGAGCCTGTGATACTCTTGTTCTGATTCAACTTCAATTCTAAAGCAAGGCATGCCTTTTTTCTTAGGAAAAGTTATGCGAAACATCGCACGGCGATGGTCTCCATCTAGAAGATATTCTCTCCTATCAGGAAATACGGCAATGAGAGGAGG